CAATATTCCTTATATTATAACACTACCTCGTCTTCCCACACCCATTTCTCTCCCATTTATCCTTAGCCTTACCCGAAGCTATAGTTTGCCACTGCATGTTTGACGGCCTATCTGCCCCGCCGCAGGCAAGCGGGATCACATGGTCTACGACATAGCCTTTACGCCCATGCGGATAACCAGAGAGTTTCCAAAATTCATGCTTTGCCTCTAAGCTCCGCTTGATACTACCTCTATTCTCTTGTTTATGCTTGAGAGATTTTTGGGCATAACTGCGCTTAACGTGGATATATTTATATCTGGCAGTTTTAGCGAAGCAGATTGACGGTGTGATTATAATGAGAATGATTAATAATGATATTATAGTTTTCAACCTTAATCTCATAGTTCCTTCCGTGCTTATTGTATCATCTTTTGTTCAATGTTTTTGGTGGGTTGGACATATCTCCATCGTTATATAAGTATACTAATATATTTTTAATTAATGCAAGATATTATCAATATCCTATAAATTCCCAATCCGTTACCGTTTGACAACCCGCTTAGCAGTAAACTAACAATATAAATTGATTATCATTATTCTTAGTTATGGAGACAATATTGTTAGACAAATATTTTCCGACATTTTCAAAAATTCTACCAAAGTTCCCCAAGAAATCTCTCCCAGCCCTTGCCGACGACGCATCATTTTTTAGAACCTCGCGTATGCTGAATCTTGAGGCAGGCGCAGATTTGGCACATCCTTATCTAAGTTCTACTTCGGTTTATGCTGCGGCTCATAAGATTTCACAAAATATCTCTCAAGTGCCTCTCAAGATTTATACCCAGCAATCAAAAGATAAAACAATCGAAATAACAGATGGCGCAATCTTTGATTTACTCCAATCCCCAAATATTTACATGTCAAGGGAACAATTAATTGAATCCACGATTTTATACCTGCTCCTCAATGGTGAGGCTTTCTGGATATTAGACGGCAGGGATAACGTAACGAAGCTGCCTCAAGAGATTTGGTGTTTAGACCCAGCAAGATTTAATCCAATACAGAACAATCAAGGAATTTTGACAGGCTGGGCATATCGTAATGCAAATAAAACAATTCAGCTGAATACATGGGAAGTTATTCAATTTAAATTTCTAAATCCTTATTCTGAGCTAAGAGGTCTAAGCCCTCTGACATCCGCAGGATATTTTATCCAACTGGAAGTCTTCGCCTCTCAATTCAACGCCTCATTCTTTAAAAACGGCGCTAACTTCGGCGGGTCTCTGCAAACAGACAAACGCCTGACAGACGACCAGTTTAAACGTTTGATTGCTCAATTTGAAAACCGACACTCTGGAGTATCAAGGGCGCATAAGATAGCAATCCTTGAAGACGGCATTAAATTCATTGAAAATCGTTTATCTCAAAAAGACATGGATTTCAATAATCTTTACAAGATAGCGCGTCAAAACATATTCGCTGCCCTGAATGTAAACTCTGTAGTGCTTGGAATGTATGAGGATGTCAAGAGTTACGAAGGCATCAAGACAGCGCATAAAACCTATTGGCAGGAATGTCTGATTCCTAAGATGAACATGATAACCAATAAACTTGATCACGGTCTATTCAAAGATATTGAAGGTGGTAAGTTCTGGCTTAGTTTTGATTTGTCGCAGGTATCTGCCCTTCATGAAGACTTTGACGAGAAGGTCGCTCAAGCGAAAACGCTTGTTGAGGCAGGTTTTGACGGTAATCAGATTAATGAACTGCTTGGTCTTGGTTTTGGTGAGGGGGCTTGGAGTCCGAAGTTTCCTAAAATCCAAGAGCTGCAATCTGCTGATATGTCCAAGACGATAGAGCCAGAATTTATAAAAAACAAGATACCCCGTCAGGCAGAGCCTGCCACCCCTTTTAAAAAAGGGGAATTAGAAGCAAAGGCAGCTAATGTTGACGATAAAAAGCATATCCTTGACGCTTATCTTGAGAGAATGCGCAGTGAATTTAACTCAGACTGGCTGTTTAATCCTGTTTTGGAATTATTGAATAAATGTACGGATTTAAAAGAGTTTGGAGATAAAGTAATAGATTGTTTTGGTTATTTTGATAATAAACTATCAGATTTGTTAAGTTTAGCCAATGCAGCTTCTTTCATGGCTGGCAGGTATCAAGTACATTTACATAATCAACAGCAGTTAAATCAAACCAAGATGATAACTAAAGGCGCAGAGGTTAATTATTTTGATTTGCCGTTTGAAGAGGCTATTAAATTTTTTCAAGACAAAATTGAAATGACATCAAGTGATTATCACTCAATGATGGCTGAGGAACATCTAAAGGGCTTTACAATAGCAGGGATGATGAATTCAGATATGTTAGCAGACACAAAAAAAGCAGTCGAAAAAGGGCTTGTTGATGGAACAACGCTTCATGAGTTCCGCAAAGATTTTAGCAATATAATAGACAAATACGGCTGGGAATATAAAGGTAATTCAATATGGCGGGCTGATACAATTTTTAGGACTAATATGAATACATCATTTGCAGTTGGCAGGTATAAGCAGCAGAAAGAAGTTTCATATATATTGAATATTAAGAAATATATCACAGCAGGTGATGATAGAGTCAGGGATGAACATGCAAGATGGGATGGTGTAACTCTGCCCTTCGATGATCCATGGTGGGATAACCACGAACCGCCTGTTGACCCGCCCTATAATTGCAGGTGCAGCACTTTAACGTATATGGAGGGTACTGTACCAATTAAAGAAGCCCCGGAAGATGATATTCCTCAAACCAGCCACATAAAAGACGCATGGTGGGAGCAGCCATCAGAACAGGCAATGGCGGATTGGGAAAAGCAAGGCACTGGAGCATGGGAATATTTAACGCCTACAGATACTGTTGATAAGGATATTAATCTAAACGCTAATGATTTAAATACTATAGACAAAATAGATGACAGGGATGATTTGAGAGATTATATTGCAGCTCAGATTGGCGGAGACAAAAAGATATATTCTTTTATCAAGGATGAGTTCAAGTCTTCTTTGCTTGTTAATGCAAAGGTATTAAGCGAACATTTGGATTTAGATAGAACGCCTTACCTTCCATATTTTTTTGATTCAGTTAATGATCCCGATGAGATATGGAGTTCAGTAGAAAGGAACAAGTTATCAGGGGCGATTGAATTAAGGCAAAGGACGATCAAAGGTTATGAGATTGGTGATGAAAAAGATAAATACCTTATAAGTGTCTTTCAGTCAAGGGACGGAAAACTGGAATCTTGGACGATGATTCCTACATCAAATAAAAAATATATGCAGAAACAACGCATAGGCAGGCTGATATGGTCAAAAGAGGATTAATTGACCCTCACTCCCTCCTCAGCAGGGCGGGTGTCACATATCGTATAACGAAGCTGGGTTCTAACGATATGTTAGTTACTAATCAATACTAACATAATCATAAGGAGAAGTAAAGAAAAATGGGCGGAGTAACAATAAATGTTGAGATAAAAGATGAAGCAGTAAGGCAATTATTTGCAGATATTCAAGGAAGATTGAGGGATTTATCTCCTGCATTAAAGATTATTGGTGAGATTGTGAGGACGTCTATAGCTGAAAACTTTCTTGCAGGCGGAAGACCTACAGCATGGAAACCGTCAATCCGTTCATCAATGTCAGGTGGTAATACATTGATTGATACAAAGATATTGATGAACTCATTGACAGTTAAGCCAATTGATAATGATACAGTTGCAGTTGGCACAACTGTAGATTACGCCGCAATCCATCAGTTTGGAGGCACAATAAGCGCAATAAATGCAAAATATCTTAAATTTATGAGAGGCGGAAAAGGAACGCCTTGGGCAAGCAAGCAGTCAGTAACTATCCCAGCACGCCCTTTTATGATGATACAGGACAGAGATTGGCAGACGATGGCAGCCGCTATTCGCAAGTATATATTAACGTCTTGAACCAAGATTAATGAAAGAAATTTAAGATTTAAGATTAAATGAAGAAATTTAAGATTTATGATTTAAGATTTATGATTTAACAGCATTCAAAAAAACTGATAATCTTTTAAATCTTTTTTTAAGTCTTTTTTTAAATCATAAATCTTAAATCATAAATCATAAATTTCTTCATTAAATCTTGGTTCAGATAATAACTTAACGGAGGTAACACAAATGGAAGTTTTAGACGCATTGAAAGAAACAAACGACCTTGTCAATAAAAGATTTGACAGAATCGAACAAGAACACGACGCAAGACTCAAGGCATTAGAGATGGGAAGCAAGGAAAGAAGGGTATCCGTATCAGGGCTTGAAGATGAAAAAGAAAGGTTTTCTATGTCAAAAGCCGTCATCGCAATCACGACAGGCGATTGGACAAACGCAGGATTTGAAAAGTCAGTATTTGAGGAAACCCGCAAAAAGGCAGCATCAGTCGGCAGCGACAGCGCAGGCGGCTTTATTGTGCCTATTCAGTATCTTGGCGATAATTTCATTGAACTATTAAGACCAAACAGCACAGTTATCCAGATGGGCGCAACCGTGCTTAACGGCTTAGTAGGGTCACCTGTTGAGATTCCAAAGCAGTTAAGCGGAGCTACAGCTTACTGGATTGACGAGAATGCAAGCATTACAGACAGCCAGCAGAGTTATGGACAGTTAAACCTTAGACCACACTCTTTAGGCGCAGTCGTGATACTGTCTAACAGATTTTTAAGAATGGCAAATCCATCTGCTGATAAGATGATCACACAAGACATAACTAAGGTTATGGCATTGGCAGTAGACCTTGCAGCATTAGCAGGAACTGGAATAGGCGCTCAGCCTGTAGGGATAAAAAATACTGTTGGCGTTGGTTCTCTTGCAATCGGAGTTAATGGCGGCACGTTTGATTATGTTCAGGCGCAGAACATGGAAGGGCTCTTAGAAGACGCAAACGCTCTAAGAGGCAAATTAGGTTATATCATGTCTCCTGCGGTTAAAAGAGTATTAAAGAAGCAGAAAGTACACTTCTTTAGCGGAGATACCAAAGGCTATCCATTAGGCGTTGTATCTGATGAGCAGTTGAAGTCATATCTTGGTTATGATTTTATGACCACAACACAACTGCCTAACACAGCAACCAAAGGCGCTGGCACAGGCTTATCCACTGTCATCTTTGGTAATTTTGAAGAGCTCATCCTTGCTAACTGGGGAGATATAGAGATTCTGGCAAGCAAAGAAACTTCTAACGCCTTTACTACTAACCAGACTTACATAAGGATTATACAAGAGACCGATATTGGCATTAGACATGCTGAGAGCTTTGCAGTATGTAACGACGCAGTATCTGCATAATTGACTAATGAAAGAAATTTAAGATTTATGATTTAAGATTTATGATTTAAAAGCATTCAAAAAAACTGATAATCTTTTAAATCTTTTCTTAAATCTTTTTTTAAATCTTAAATCATAAATCATAAATCATAAATTTTAAATTAACAGGGCAGCGTTTGAACCTGCCCTTATAAAAAAGGAGAAAAACATGCGCGATATTTCACAGAACATAGCAGTCAAAAACGCAATGTCTGGTCAGACAATCAATACCGGAAGTTTAACCAGCGGAAACGGTCATGATATTGGTGACTTTAGCTCAATATGCGCAGCTCTTATGCTTGGAGGCTTCACGCCTTCAGCAACTACAGCAATATCATCCCTTGTACAGCTGCAGTCTTCCGCAGACGGAATAACCTTTGCAGACGTATCTGGAGTTAATCAGACCAATGTCATCAGCAACAAAAGACAGACGATTACCTTATCAACCGACTTGATAACAGGCAATGTTGTAGATATGAATATCACCCTCTACAATAACAAGCCTTGGGCATATGCCTTAGCAATGCCGCCTATAACATTCGGCACAGACCATGCAACCACAAGGGCAGCTATTGTTTCTCAGTTGAATACTACCTTTGGCTCTATATTGACAGCTACAGCATCAGGCGACGTTATAACTCTGACTGCAAATCAGGCAGGCGTTGACTTCAATGTTAATTCATGCGCAGTAACCCTTGGAGCGACTCAGCCAACAGTAGTAATTGCAACCAGCAACGCATTTTCAGGCTCTGGAGTTATGAAGTTTGATATTAACGCTAATTCAATAGCTAACCGTTATATCAGATTTAATGTTACCCACACCATAACAGGCGGTGGCTCTGCTCTTCAGACCAGTATGGCAGTTATATGTTATGGAGCGCATAATTTACCAGTTGCATAGTACATAAATATTGGTCTTAGACCAATTGAGCGGGGGGCAAAAAGTCCTCCTTGAGCCTCCCGCTTGAATTAATTTAAGATTCAATGAAGAAATTTATGATTTATGATTTATGATTTATGATTTAAAAAAAGATTAAAGAAAAAGATTTAAAAGATTATCAGTTTTTTTGAATGCTGTTAAATCATAAATCTTAAATCTTAAATTTCTTCATTAAATCATAAATCATAAATCTTAAATTAATTCACACGGAGATAGACAATGAATAAAACGTATAAACGTTTAAAAGGTGTCATCAAATCAGTAGACACAACCAACTACACAGTTGACGCCGTTATATCGTCATCCGCAGTTGACAGATATAACGAGGTAATAGCCATAGACGCATGGAAAGATGGGCTTGTTGAGTATATGAAGCACCCTGTGCTTCTAACATCTCATGATTACTCAGAGCTTACCAGCCAGATAGGCATAGCCCTTTCAATCGGCATTGTAGGGAATGAACTAATCGCAAAGTTTAAATATTTTGTAGGCGAAGGCAACCCAGAGGCAGATTGGGCGTTTAACCTTGCAAGTAAAGGACAGGCAGCTTATTCAGTAGGCTTTGAATCCCTTGCCTCAGAGACTCCAAGCGAGGATATTAATGGAGTTGACGTAGAAAGGATTTATACAAAGGTAAATCTGCTTGAGGTATCACAGGTGTTGATTCCTGCAAATCCAGAGGCCCTGCAAAAGGTAAAACAGTTGATTGCAGATTTTGAAGACGCAAAGGATGAGATTGTTCCAGCCCTGAAAACTGCAAGGCAAGTTATTGAAGAGTATGCAGATGTAATGGGCTGGCACCACTCTATCAGAGAAAGTCTTTTTCCAGGCGGACAGAAAGAAAAAACAGCGGATGTAGAGAAGAAATCACGACATCAATTAAGCGCTGGAATAGATATAGCAATTGATAAATTGATAGAAATTCAAGACGGTATAAATAATTTGGAAGCGGAGGCTAAAATGGAAGAGAAAAAGAAGACAGATACAACCCTTGAAGATAGGATAAAAGAGCTGGAAGTCTGCATTAAGGATTTGGATAAAAGGATTATGGAATTAGAGTCTCAAAATGCAAAACTTGAGAAGTCATTATCTGCGCATTTTATATTTACATGCAGTCATCTTGATAGTCTTGACTCAAGGCTTAAAAATGCTGATCATGATTTTGATAAACAATTCATCGATGACTTAAAAACCCTTAATTTGAGGTTAAAACTCTAAGATGAAACTTGCCTCATTGGACCAGCTCAAACTGATGTTGTCTATCACTGATACATCTCAGGACGCTTTGTTAAACCTGTTTTTAGAGATGGTGTCTGGTGAAATAGAGACATATCTTAATCGTTTCTTAAAATCGGAGCAGAGAACGGAAAAGTTTGATTTCCATACCAATATCAATCAGATGGGAACGGATACGGTTCTTCTGAAGGCATATCCCGTAGATTTGGCAAAGCCTTTGACTGTTCAGTTCAGACAGAGCAGCTCTGATATTATTTATTATGATTATAAGATAAATACAGATTTCTTTATCTTAGAAGATGATGGGATTATCAAGTTTATTTATCACCTGCCTTCATATCCGCCATTATCAATATACGTTAATTACACAGGCGGTTATGCTGCAGATATTAATGGTGTGTTGGCATGTCCAGATGACTTGACATCAGCTTGTTTAATGCAATGCAGATATGATTATATGCAGCGCAATAACATTGGTGTCACAGAGATTTCATTCCAAAGAGAATTGAGGCAGATGACGCCTGTTTATGATTTATTGCAAAGAGTTAAAAATATGTTGGATAGACATAGGAGTTATGCGAAATGAACGAACTTATCAACAACCCGATTTATCAGGTCATAGTTGGCGGTCTTGCCTCTGGATATTGGTTTATAAAGTGGATAAGCACAAAATTTGACGATATAAAACTCAAGTTTGACAGCATGGATAAAAAGATTGATAAATTGATGAATAGCGATACTTGCAAGATAGCGCGGGCTGCCTGTAATAACAGGTTCGGACAAATAGAAAAAAGATTACTAAAGGATGACGCAGATGAGAATTAACCTTAACCGCATAGCAACAAGCATGGAGCAGAACGCATGTTTTGGGCATTTAAATCTAGGCGAGGTAACTATAGCCGAGACACTAGAGCTGCCTTACAAACTCAATGAACATGGTATATCAAGTATCCCAGTAGGTATCTATACCTGCAAACGTACCAACTCCCCTAAGTTTGGCGATGTCTTTGAGGTAATGGGTGTGCCAAACAGAACAGATATATTAATCCATAAAGGCAATATTCCATCTGATACACACGGTTGTATCTTGATTGGTGGGCGTTTTGGAATAATTGAGGGCAAACACGGGATTTGTGACAGCAGTCTGGCATTCAATAAATTCATGGATATGTTAGAAGGAGTCAATGAGTTTGAACTAGAGATTACATACACGGAGGCAGTATAACGTCTTGAACCATGATTTATGAAGAAATTTAAGATTTATGATTTAAGATTTATGATTTAAAAAAAGATTTAAAAGATTATCAGTTTTTTTGAATGCTGTTAAATCATAAATCATAAATCATAAATCATAAATTTCTTCATTGAATCTTGGTTCAGACAATAACTTTATGGAGGTAGTATAATGAAAGAAATAATCTTCAATTGGGCAAGCGGAGTAATGATACAGATTGGTTTCCCAATCTTAATAGGGATTTTCTCAATCTTGATACTAAAGGGATTAAATAAGTTAAATCAAATCTTCAAATTATCCATCGATGAGGCTACATTGAAAGGCTGGTCAGATACTATCGCAAGGCACGTATTTGCAGTTGAGGAGATGAACGCAAAATATATCAAAGATGATCCGCAGAAGACTAAGCAGTTGATAATGTCTTCAGAAGAGAAGATGGATTATGTAGTTAATGAGACATTGAGAACGATTGGCGATGTAATGTCCAGACATCAGATAACGCAGATGGCAAATTCAATAATCGCAAAGACGCAAGGTATAGGGGCGACTAAATGACACCTATTTTAATCGACATGAAATTATATCTTGAAATAGGAGGCGCAATAAGCATATTAGTTTGGTTATATATCGTTTATTGTAAACTCTCAAGATATTTTTTTAAAAAAGGAGCTATAAATGAAGTTGTTAAAATGGATATCCAAACAACTAAAGAAGTCAACAACCTTGCTAACAATCTATTTAGCGATGACCTTAATCATAGTCTTAGCGTGCAGCGCCCAATCAATTGTTCCTGTGGCAAAAACGCTGCCAACAAAGCCAAGTCTTGAATACGGCTGGCTGCCAGAGCAAGGATTAACAGTTGAGGGCAAGGACATCAAAGGTCATTGCATGATCGATGATGATGCTAAAAAATTGATGATGTATATTGATTTGATTGAGTTTAGGGCGAAGATGAATTAAAGAAATTTAAGATTTATGATTTATGATTTAAGAAGAAATTTATGATTTATGATTTAAGATTTAAGATTTAAGAAAAGATTAAAGAAGAAATTTATGATTTAAGATTTATGATTTATGATTTAAAAAAAGATTAAAGAAGAAATTTAAGATTTATGATTTAAGATTTATGATTTAAAAAAAGACTTAAGAAAAGATTAAAAGATTATCAGTTTTTTTGAATGCTGTTAAATCATAAATCTTAAATCATAAATCATAAATTTCTTTCATTGAATCTTAAATTAATTCACGGGAGATAAAACGACATGATAATACTACCAGTAAACCAGACAGCGGTAGGTCAGGGCAACACTATATTAACCAGAGAGCAGGTCATCGATGTAGAGACCAGATATGCGCAGATTTGTTTTTTAAATGCTAATGGCTTTGCATATTCAGGAAACAACTCACTAACTGTAACAATCTCCGCCTCATTAGAACCAGCGTTGAGTCCAGGCGATATAAAATTTCCTGTTCTTTTAGCAACTATTGTGTTAAATAAAACCACGCCATCGTCTATATACGATATATCAAGTTACCGCAATCTGATATTCAATGTAACGTCAATAACAGATGGAATGGCTGCAGTCTTTGTCTACCCGCAACAGGCAGATTACTCAAAGGCGGTGTAATATGATAACACAGGCGAATGCAAGCGTTAGCAATCAAATTGACTATGACAAAAACATCTTTGAAGAGTCACCGACTGGTTCAGTCAATGGAGCAAATAAAGTATTTACATTGGCAAACACGCCTTATAATTCAAGGACTGTAAGGGTATATGTTAATAGTCTAAGACTGATGCAAGGCGCAGGCAAAGATTATACAATCTCAGGTGCAGTCATAACTCTGGCTGCAGCTCCCTCAAGCGGACAGAATATATTAGTTGATTATATGATTTAATAGAAGAAATTTATGATTTAAGATTTAAGATTTATGATTTAACAAAAGATTAAAGAAGAGATTAAAAGATTATCAGTTTTTTTGAATGCTTTTAAATCATAAATCATAAATCTTAAATCTTAAATTAATTAAAGGATATCTATGATAACACATGCTAATGCAAATTCAGGGAGCAGCAATCAAGCGGTAGCTCTTGACGCTTGCAGGCTGGCAACTACAGGGGCTAACCTATCCGTTACTGCGGCAGGTTCAAGAGATACAAAAATCTTGGTTGCAAATGCAAATGGCGCATTCTCTCTTGACAGCATTTCTGGGAATTTACTTGACAGGGTGTTAGTCAAAGACCAGACAAACGGAGTTGATAACGGTATTTATTTTATATCAATACTTGGAGACGCATCTCATCCATATGTTTTGATGAGAACTCCAGACTCAAATACCAGTTTATTGAGCGGCACTACTGTTTATATCTCAGGCGGGGCGTTAAATATAGGAAATGTCTATACCCTAAGCACTCCAGATATAATAACGCTGGACACAACAGCATTAACCTTTATATTAACAAACGGGGTTGGCGGAACTTCTCCAAATTCGCCAATAAAGGTTAATCCATCCGTAATAAATAACTTTGTGTCTTTTAGTGATACGGTTGGAAATCAAAAAGATAGCGGCAATAATATCTCATCCTTTGACGCAGCAGGTACAGCAGCAACTGTAATCAATGCGCACAAGGATTTAACGACAGGGGTTCACGGAGTCGGGGCAGGCACGATTGCTAAGGTATCGGATATAACCGCAACTCAAGCAGGCGCAGAACCATCAGGCGCAGTCAATACACATAATGCCTTAACAACAGGGGTTCACGGTGTCGGGGCAGGCACAGTTGCCAAGATATCAGATATAACCGCAGCTCAAGCTGGGGCAGACGTTGCAGGTACAGCTGCTGCAGCAGTCAATGCGCACAAGGATTTAACAACAGGAGTTCACGGAGTCGGGGCTGGCACAGTTGCTAAGGTATCGGATATTACCGCAACTCAAGCAGGCGCAGAACCATCAGGCGCAGTCAATACACATAATGCCTTAACAACAGGGGTTCACGGAGTAGGCGCAGGCACAGTTGCCAAGATATCAGATATAACCGCAGCTCAGGCTGGGGCAGACGCAACAGGTACAGCTGCTGCAGCAGTCAATGGACACAAGGATTTGACAACAGGGGTTCACGGTGTAGGCGCAGGTACAATTGCTAAGATATCGGATATAACCGCAACTCAAGCAGGCGCAGAACCATCAGGCGCAGTAAATACTCATAATGCCTTGACAACAGGGGTTCACGGAGTAGGCGCAGGCACAGTTGCCAAGATATCAGATATAACCGCAGCTCAGGCTGGGGCAGAACCATCTGGCGCAGTAAATACTCATAATGCCTTGACAACAGGGGTTCACGGTGTCGGGGCTGGCACAGTTGCCAAACTAACGGATATAACATATGCAAACGCAGGGGCACCAGCAATCGTGAATCCATCAGTAACAGATAATTTTGTTGGTTTTTCAAATACAACAGGCAGTCAAAAGGACAGCGGTAAAAATGCTGCATCCTTTGAACCATCTGGTAACGTTGCAACGCATGCAGCCTTAACAACAGGAGTTCATGGTGTCGGGGCAGGCACGATTGCTAAGGTATCGGATATAACCGCAACTCAAGCAGGCGCAGAACCATCTGGCGCAGTCAATACACATAATGCCTTAACAACAGGCGTTCACGGCGTAGGCGCAGGAAGTGTGGCAGGAACCACATTAACGCAAACATTAACTAACAAGACATTAACTGCTCCAACCATTTCAGATTTTACAAATGCAAACCATACTCATACCGGGGCTTCAAGTGGAGGCAGCATCAGCGGTACAGGAGGACTTCCACAATCAAGTTTAGATATATCTAACGATAACATTAATCTTGCTATGCTTTTACGTTTGCAAGCAGGTTCGCTACCGTTTCAACGTATGGTTAATTGCATGGCTGATGGGTTTGCTGACCAAACTGGGATTGATACTACCAACAGCATTAATCAAGTATATGGGACTCAATTATATACACCAGTTGGGCTTGCTTATACTACAGCGTTACTTCGTTTCAATGGCGCAAACAATGGGACTGTATTTACTGATACCACAGGTTTGAATACATGGACAGCCGCTAGTGGCGCGGTTACTACAACGGATCAGCATAAATTTGGCACGGCTTCTGGACAATTTAATGGATCATCATCATTAATTTCAGCTCCTGCAGGTGCTAATTTTAATGTTGGAACTAATGATTTTACTATAGATTTTTGGGTGAAAAGGGCTTCTACGTCAAGTTCGAGTTATATTTGTGGGCAATTTGACGGAACGAATCTCTCAACAATGCAGCATGTTATAGGCATTAATTCTAACAATACAATAACATGGGAAGGCTATTTAATATCAGACAGTTCACTCGCCTCAACGGCTACTATTACAGATACAACAACGTGGCATCACATTGCGCTTGTCAGATATGGCGCAAACTTAACCATATATCTGGATGGAACATCTATAGCAACAAGGGCAGACTTAAGCGGAATTAACTTTGCTTCAAGTTCATACAATTTTACTATTGGACGTGCTGGAAACCTTGCTCAGCAATATTTCAATGGATATATTGATGAGTTCAGATTTAGCAAAGGTATAGCAAGATGGACAGCAAATTTTACTCCTCCGACAACGGAATATCAGTCAGTCGATATGATGACATTGCTTACAAATGCTTATACGGCATTATCTGCTCCATCATCATATATTAGAGTATTGCTATTACAAGAAGACCCTGACGTTTCAAATGTTAATGCCGTAAATACTGATTTTAAAGTATATGCCAGTATGGATAACGGCACAAATTATTATGAAGTCACAGGGTTAGCTAAGGCGGCAATATATGCTGCAGGGGCAACAGCCGCAGGAAAATGTGTATATACAGGCAGTTTATCAACATCTGGCATGGTATCAGGCACATCTATCAAGGCTAAGATAGTCACATTAGGCAAAAATATAAATATAAGAGGAATAGCGTTAAATTGGATTTAATGAAGAGATTTATGATTTATGATTTAAGATTTAAGATTTATGATTTAAAAAAAGATTAAAGAAAAGATTTAAAAGATTATCAGTTTTTTTGAATGCTTTTAAATCATAAATCATAAATCATAAATCTTAAATTTCTTCACATCGGAGGTAACATAAAATGGCAGTGACAAAAAGCGATATAGTATTGGCAAAAAGTCTGTCAGTGATTGACGTCTCAGCAAACGGCGGCAGAAAGTCTTATAATCTTATATCTAACTGGACGATGTACAATGAATTCCCTAGGGTCTCACGACCAGAGCGTTTAAACGGAGCAACACGTTACAGAAAGGCTTTCCTATGGAATCAAAACGCATCTGGTTATACCGCAAATTCAGTATATGCCTATAACCTATTCCCAACTCCTGCAGCAGACAGGGTATATATAGCATTAGGCACGGCTATTGATATACAAAGCGCAGCGGCAGCCTATACACAATGGATGGGAGGCGGTCAGTTAAACGCAAATATCACGGCAGGGGCGCAAGCATTAGCAATTATATTTGATAATAATGATTATTATATAGGCAATGGCTCTAAGATTGCCTTGAATTCGAATTTCATGATTTCTCAGACAATGGATGCAAGCGCAGTAGCCTTTCAAGGCGTGATGTATTCAGGCTCTTCATGGATAGCGCAATCAGCGCCGACTGCGGATGCGCAAGATATCTATCCATACGGGACTTATTTAGGCGGTGGAATTGTATTTAGTTATAACTCAAACGGTAAACTTGAATATCTAACCACTCAAAATAATGCTTATACCGCAGAGGTTGTTGGCGCAGGAAATGGAAGCGCTGTGACATTCAACGCCCATACAGCAGCGCATCCTCCTGTTCTACCAGGGTCTGTAGTGATTAGTTATAATATTGGAGGCACTGTCTATACTGCCGTTGATGACGGCGCTACAGGAGCGCTAACAGGAACGTATTTAACGACTGGCTCTATAGTATATTCAACTGGTGTAATTAATTTAACTTTTTCAACTGCTCCTACGAATGCAACAAATATCACTGCTGCCTATACGACTCAATCATGGTCATGGTCTGGGAATATATGCGCTATCAACACAGTTGAGCAGATTGCTAATAATTATACAGCAGCTAATTCTTTCGCTGGATTATGTCTGCAGCTTGGAAATATTGTTGCCTCATACGATACATACTCAAAGACATCAGCAGCAGGCGCATTTGACCCGACAAAGATAGTTTTGAACAATATGGGAAGCGTAGAAGACGCCTTTACCTTAACCTTTACATCTGCGACTGCCTTCACATGCTCAGGGGCATTAGAAGGGGCATTGTCATCAGGGGCAATAGGCACGCAATATTCACCAAATAACGCAAATATCTCAAACCCATATTTTGTAATACCGACAGCTGCATGGGGAGGCGCATGGGCAGCAGGAGATAAGGTATATTTCAGCACACATGCTTCAGCTGCGGCAATATGGACAAAGGAAGTAGTGCCAGCAAATACCGCAGCATACAGTCCTAATGGCTGGATGTTGGAATATTATGTTGAATAATGGACAATGAATTAATTTAAGATTTATGATTTATGATTTAAAAAAAGATTAAATTCAACAGTGGGCTTAAGCCCGCTGTTAAGGAGCGAAGAAGAGCTTGAATACAATGGAAACAACGCCAGCAAGCACAACGCCAAGCATCCAGCGAATGAGTTTCATTTCGCCTTCTATGCGTGTCATGCGGTCACTCAATCTGCTTTCAAGGCTGATTAAATCAGCCTTAGTAGCCAAAACATCAGACCTTGACGCCTCAACTTGTTTTACAACGTCAGACATAACTACCGCTTGCGGTTCAGGCATACCAGCCTCTTTCAGCTTTTTTATTAATACGTATGTGTCAATTGTTGTATCCATGATTTTATTATATATTATAGAAATTAGAAAACGCAAGGAGTGTCTATAAAATGCAAGCCTTAAAGGATTATAATCAGACATTTCCTGCAATGAGATATTTCGTTGAAATGTTCAAGGAACTTGAAATATTAAAGGAACTTGAAATAAAAATAGAAAATAGATTAATGACAAGGGTTGATAAAAGAATTATAGAACAAAAGGCTTGCAAAGCCAGGCATAAAGATAAAATAAAACAATACCAAAGAATTTATTATAAAGCATATAGGGCAAGTAACAAAGAAAAAGTAACAGAATACCAAAAAAATTACCGAGAAAATCATAAAGAAAAAATAGCAGCATGTAAAAAAGAATGGCGTATGAGAAAAGAGGTTATTGAATGTCAACTTGGTTAAGCGGATATAAAAACAGGCTTCAATTAACGATAGACCACACAAAGATAACCAGCGCCTTGACTAATTTTCCTATAATGGTCAAGTTGTCTGCCTCTTGCGGGATAACGGCAAAAGATATGTCTAATATCTTTGACTCTATCCCATCGTCAACTGGTTATCAGAATATAATTATCATGGGTTCTGATAATGTAACCCAAATATACGCAGAGGTACAGTCATGGAATCCTACAACTAAGATAGCCGTTTTATGGGTAACTATCCCTTCAATAAGCTCAACGGTTGACACAGTATTTTACATCTATTATAATAATAGTATTAGTAATACAGCCTATATTGGACTTACGGGGGCAAGCGCAACTATTGCAGCTCAAGTTTGGGATACCAACTATCAGGCAGTCCATCATCTTGAACAAGACCCATCAGGAACTGCTCCGCAGATTATAGACAGCTCTACCAATGCTTGGAATGGCGCAACATACGGCTCAATGACCAGCGGGCAGCTTGTCTCTGCTATAATCGGCAATGGATTGAGTCTTGACGGCAGCAATGATTATATTGATATCGGCAATGTTGCGCATAGCTCTGCAATATCCTTAGAATGTATTATTAAACCAACGTCATCAGGACTATGGCAATATATTATTAGTAGATCAAATACAGCCCATCAGTTTTTTTTAGCGTTGCAGTCAGATAATACTCTGAAATTGTATTGTAACGATGGTACAAACGCCTTCACATTATCAAGCGCGTCAACATTCAATACAAATACTTGGTATCATATAGCCGCAATATTACCAGGAGCAGGATATTCTGCTTATATCTATATAAATGGAGTTCAAGACGCCACCGCCAATCAATCATATTCTATTCAAAGTATAAATAACCATATCACTTATGGATGGAATCAGGCACTTACTGCGGGGAGACAATTTCATGGGATAATAGATGAATTTAGAATATCTAAGACATCCCGCAGCGCAAGCTATGTAAAGGCGTCTTATTACAGCTCTTCTGATAATCTGATAACCTATTCCCTGCAATTTCAAGGTACACGCGCATTCTCTAATGATATATATGACTGCTGGGGAACAAGATATTTTAGTAATTTAATAGCGAATACCTTAGTGAACAGATGTTCTAAGAATATTATTACAGAAGGTTTTAACCGTTACTCAAAATGCGCAATGACAGAAGATTATACACAATATTTTATTAATGAAATCATAGATGGTAAAAAGATAAGAACAGTTTTTAGTAATGATATTTCTTTGGGATTTAATAAGACGCAATATTTTGGCAGTTCCCTTGACGCTTACTGTACTATAAGACAATATTCTTTAAACCAGCTGGCAGAACCAGAGGCGATAATATTAACGCCTGCTGCCTCTCCATCTCCATCAAACCCTGCGCCATCAAACCCTGCGCCATCTAGTTTCTTTGATGTACGGATTGACGGCATATCCGTGACACATCTAATCAATAGCGTGAATATTCGCATTGCTGAAAGCAGTTTTACTAATCAAGTGACAATCACATTTTTAAACCTTGATATGTACAATCAATGCGACCCTGCAATCAATTATGGAATGGAAAGAATAATAGTAACTATTTCGGGCAATGTCTATAAATTTGTAATTGAGAACCGAAACCGTTCAGAGCAATTTGGTTCATATCGTTTCACCCTTACAGGACGGCAGTTACCCATATTTTTAGGAGCGGGCTTTGCGCTGCCAGCAGATAATATTTTAGAGAACAAGATGGCGTCGTCAATTGCCGCAACGCTTGGGGGAAATCTTGTAAACATCACATGGAGCGCAATGGATTATTTTATACCTGATTTTACGTATATTGGATTCCCTATTGACGGCATCAAGATATTAGCAGACGGAGTTGGCGCAATAATGCGCGCAACCTCAGATGGTCAATTGATAATAAGAAAGAAATTTGGAGTAAGACCAGAAAACCTTTCAAGTATAGTTCCGCCTTTTATATTCAGAGATTCACAGATATTAAAAAGAGAGATAGCGGAGCAAAAGGCGACATATAACGCAGTTGAGGTAATATCTACAGGTAATAGCGCAGATGCCCTTGAGTTAACGCCTATGGACACATGTATAACTATTGATGCCGTAAGCAAGGTAAAGGTATATACAGGACGAAATAAAGATTATAAGATAAATATCTCATCAGGTACCTTGACCAAGATGTCAACGGGCAGCCTTGAAACCTTGCAGGAGCAGATAATAATAACCGCAGGCAGGGGACTCACGTCAAAACGGATATTTGGCGTAAATAGTTATGAGTTTATACAATGCCCAAACGCAAACGCTCCGAAAGGCTCAACATTAGGTTTGTTGACAAACCCTTATGACGGATTAAAATATCCATTTAATTGGATAAAAGGCTCTAAAGACATACTATTAGCAGGGACAGGAACGGAGCCTGAGCGATACACAGGACAGAATACTCCGATACAAGAAGGAATCCTAATCATAAATTATAACACAATTTATGACCTATGGACTGTAAGTAATAATGTTGCGGGGAGTATTATGATGGCTGCGGAGACGGCAAATCAAGGGATCAATATGATTGTTGTAACAGGTGATGGCGCGCGCATGGCAAGCCCAATCCAACATCCATATATCAGCGCGCATGGACAGGCGGTAGAGATAGCTACCGCATCTTTGGATGAGACATCAACAAAGAAATATATATATAAGATAACAGTTCCTTATTGCAACGCCTATGATGGACAGCTGGCAATGGTAGATAATAAAAAAGGATATATAAGACAGGCGAATATTACGCTTGATGTAAAGGATAAGGCGGCGGTTATCATGCAGGAATTGATGATAGAAATTTATGAAGAAATTTAAGAAGAAATTTATGATTTATGATTTAAGATTTAAGATTTAAGATTTAAGGAGCAAGAATGGAAAAACATAAGCTCAAGGAATGCGCATGCGAGATATTATCAGAAGGATTAGTGATATTGTTTTTTATTGGAGTATGGCTTTTGAAGATTTTCAAAAAACAAAAATAACGTAGGGGCAGGTCTTGTGCCTGCCCTCTTGGGATACAGACAGGGTAACCACAAGGCTTACCACTACGAAGATAAACAAAATAAGGGACAGAAATAATGGATACTAACACGGGACAGACAATACAGACTGGCAGAGTAACAGGCTTATTAGGTTCAGGCAGGGCAAAGATAGTACTTGATCGTTTTGAAGTGGTGATCTTCCAAAATGGCAACATTGTAAACGTTGGAGACATAGTAATGGTAACATGCGCTAATAATAGATATGATTATCTAAGAACTATAAGCGCAGGAAACGCTCCAGTATCGGCGAGGGTTTAAAGAAATTTAAGATTTATGATTTATGATTTATGATTTAAAAGCATTCAAAAAAACGGATAATCTTTTAAATCTTTTTTTAAGTCTTTTTTTAAGTCTTTTTTTAAATCATAAATCTTAAATCATAAATCTTAAATTAATTAAGGGAGTTATAATGCCATCAAACAGCGTAGTATTAAACGTTCAAGGCTCCTGTTCATCAGGCAGCAGCTCATCAGGCAGCAGCTCATCAGGCGGATTTTCTCTAATGCTTGACAGCATACTTAATAATAATAAATCTATATTTGACGTTGGTCAAACTGCATACATGAAGTTATACAAAGGCGGATTAAACCCGACTCTGCGTGCTACGCTTGGGACGATAGCCCTTAAACGCCAGAATGTATATGAGATAATAACAGAACAGATAGTATTTATAAGGTCCAACACTGGAAGCCTTGCATATGAACCTGTAAATGCTGGGAGATTAGCTCCTCTTCCATCAGATATAAACGGAATTGAACATATCCCAATAGCGCCTGCGACAAGTCCTATTGATAATACATTATCAGAGATGGTTAATTGGCAGTGGCAGGGGAATGCCCCAAATGTAAATATCTTATTCGCAGATAAAACCATTACATTAAACCCGCGGGCAGCAAATGCAAACCCAATATTTACAGGCATATTGAATGTTGCATATTATACAACATATGATAGTATCGCCTTGCAGTCACAAATGAAGGGAGCTGCTATCTGTGAGGCATACGTAGAGACAATCACGCCAAATTTAACTCCATCAAAAAATAATCAAGCTGGAACTATTACCACTAATATATACGGCTCATTATTGGTAAAGTTTGGAGGCAATACATATAGCGCAAAACGCCCTGTGACAATCACGGTAAAAGACGCCTGCTCTCAAGCGTTAGTAGCTAGGGCAAGCGTAGAGGTAGATGGTTATTTAGTAGGAACAACCGCAGCAAACGGGACTGTGGACTGCGGAAGTCTGGCAATAGGAGAGCATACGCTAAAAATAACGGCGCTTGGATATACGGATTCTGATAAAGATACTATCTTGAATGATTCGTTCACCGTGCCAGGAATGTAAAAAGAAATTTATGATTTATGATTTATGATTTATGATTTAAAAAAAGATTTAAGAAAAGATTAAAAGATTATCAGTTTTTTTGAATGCTGTTAAATCATAAATCTTAAATCATAAATCTTAAATTTCTTCATTGAATCTTAAATCATAAATTAATTAAGGGATATCTATGAATGAAATATTACCAATAACCGCTTATATCGAAGGACAGGAGTTGAAGCCTAACGGTATCTGCTGCCCATCATTTTTGACAAAGATAGATGTCAAGACTGATAGTGGCAAAAACGTTATAATTTCGGTCCCGATAGTCAAGAGTGGCGTTGACATTAAAACATATCCAATAACGGCAGTATTAAAGAAGAAAAGCGCATCAGTTATGGACTGCCTATATTGTGTAGACGCATGCGAGGATTATACTATAACAACTATTGGTACCTCAATCAAGACAACAACATTACCGCCGCTTCAGCAAGGGGCATGCGGGTCATCGTGTATGAAGCAGCTGCATTGGTATCAAGCCTCGCATACAGCGATGGAAGGGATTAAGATTGTTACTCAGAACAATGTATTTTTTAAGGGAACGCCTCAAGAAAAAACTATAACAAATCAGGTGTCAGAACCAAACATGGTAACAAGAGCCTTGCCATCTTTAATCATTGAAGTGCCTATCCCTAAGATGTGCGGCTTAATCAGTTTAACAGTTGGCGCAGAGCTTTCAAATATCAGCGCAAGCATATCACTGAACGGTTCTGGGATGATTCCAGCAGATAATCATCTGGCGCATACCTACGATGATTTAGGCGGAGTTTGGAAACCGCAATTTCAATTTGACATAACATCAAACTTCATACCTGGCGAGGCAATAACCGCCTATGGAATGTTTGAGGGTAAGAATCCATGTAATCCAGTGCCGATAGCTTATGGCTGGTTTGAGACTAAATGTTTCACATCAGGGATAATAGCAGGCTGCGGGCTTGTAGATTCATCTGGAGAGGTTAAATCAGGCGGTCCAAACTATGAATTAAATAACTCATGGCTTAATGACCAGCGTCTTCAATGGTTTGTCAACTTCAAGGGCGGGGGATACTGGCTTAAATGTTCTGATTTCTCAAAATATCAACTTGGACAACGCTGCATGATTTATAAAAATGGAATAGGAATGCTTCAAAACGGCGGACTTGTAACTGCCAATAAATGCAGAAACACAGATAAATTAAATCAACCGCCAGCAGCAGACAGTGAGATATTAACAGACAGCGCAGTATCATATACGCTGAATATCAATAGCGATATTATTATGCCTCTGGGAGTTTATAATTGAAATTTAAGATTTAAGATTCAATGAAGAAATTTATGATTTATGATTTAAGATTTAAGATTTAAAAGCATTCAAAAAAACTGATAATCTTTTAAATCTTTTCTTAAATCTTTTTTTAAATCATAAATCTTAAATCTTAAATCTTAAATTAATTAAGGGATAACCATGATACAAAATATGCCTGACATATCAACAGTCTTAAAACAGCGTGTCGCATGGGCGGTCATTACCCAAGTCAATTACGCAGACGACACTGCCAATATCTCAATATTAGATAATAACTCTAACGCAACCACAGAAACATATACAAACGTGCCAATATTCTATAACTGCTCTCCAACTGCAAAAATACGGACTAATGGCGCGCTTACAAACGCTGCCTCTGCATTTGATATTAATGACAACGTTGCAGTCAAATTTATGCTTGAGTCTAAAGGTAATAAGACATCTCTATTCATCATCAGTCATCTTGATCATAAAAAAACCTGTCTTAAATCGCTATATCTATTGAATCTGAACGGCGCATATCTTATGTTTTCCATGAATATGGATTATACCTTGACGCAACTTACATCAGATCAAGCTAAGAATAAATTAAACCTAACCATAAATCCAGTTGAGGGGTTTTTATTGACCGCTCAAGGACATCCAACCTCAAATCTGGTTTACGCCTGCCTTCCACAGCATGGAGAGGGAAGGTCATCAATAGATAATTATAATATTAATTTTCTAACACATGTTTTAACAACAGGAATGTGGGGGGATACTAATAGTTACTCAATCGGACAGCTTCAATTTTCACCAATAATCGGCAGTGATCAGAATTATTCGCCAGCCCTTAATTCCTATGATTATGAATTATCACCATGCAGTTCAGCGCGTCATAGTTATTCAATAGACAGCAATAATGATATGGTTGATTATGGATACACTATCCAAGCCGTCCAGGTCCAAGCAACTATTAGATATAACATTGCGCAAGGGTTTGTTGTCAGGATACAATATAAATATAGGATAAATTATTACAATGCAGGGAGCAGCAATGCCATATCAACAGCTTATTTATATACAGACTCAGGCGGTGGAATCTGCAATGGCGCAGGGCAAATAAGCAGCGGGGACCCTGATACATGGACTTTTTACGTACCAGTTATGGCTATGGCTTTTAATCAGATGATAATCAGGAAATTAAGCAGGACAATGAGCAATACGCAAGGCTATACGCCATTGTATGGCAGTGGGACAAACCATTTAGTCTGTGATACAGGAGGATTAAATACTTCATTCAGTGTTACATCAGACCCTTTTAGTGTAACCGAAACGACATATACATATACCGAGAAATTAATCATTGGTATCAATACAATCCTTGAATCGCTTATTTATGCTGAGAATACTATAAACTATGGCGCAGGAAGTTTTAGTACCGACAATGGCTCAGGTGTTCCTGTTGGATGCGCAGTAACCGCAGTATCATCTGGATCATGCGGGGGCAATTGGCAAAGTGTTAATTGGACTCCGATGATGATAACAACGCCTCAGGGATTGAGCATAACAAGCCCTGGCAATTTTTATATTATGTGGAATCCTAACACTATTGAAGGGGCATGGGCATTTAGCACAAATGGACTTATCTCAGATACACGCATAGGGGATAAAGATTTATTTGTAATGGCTGCGGATACATATAATGGTCAGGATAATTACATTATATTTTATGGCTATGGCACACGTAGTTATAACGGAAATTATAATGCTCAGGCTTATGGATCTCCTGTGAATTCAATCCAGCTTGTCACTGATAACTATATCACAACATACAAAATGGCATGGCGTGTAAATGGCGGGAGCATAAATAAGAGTGTCTTGACATCATGGACAAACGCCCAAACATATAACTGCTTTGACTGCATGGACATCCCTTACAATATCATAGAGCAAAACAATACAACTATAGTGACAGGGCAAAAGATTGACAATGTATCGGTACAGATTAACGCAGGGTTTATATCATACACCTATTGTTTATACGATTATAAAGACGCAGTGCCGACATTTATACATAGAGTTGTAGGATTAATTAGTATCAGCGACAATAATTATCCAATCGGCACGGTCAAGGAATGGATATATACAAATAATGACGGAGGTTATGCCGTGGGGGTGACAAGGGCATGAAAGATAATTTAAGATTTAAGATATAAGAAGAAATTTATGATTTATGATTTAAGATTTATGATTTAAAAAAAGATTTCAAACAAAGATTTTAAAAGATTATCAGTTTTTTTGAATGCTGTTAAATCTTAAATCTTAAATCATAAATCTTAAATTTCTTTCATTATCTTAAATCATAAATCTTAAATTAATTCATACGGAGAAAATATGAATATAACGAGAACATATTCAAACTTCATAGAAGGCACGCAAAGGCAGAAGATTATAGCTGAGTTGACACGAAGGTTCAAGCAAGGGCTTCCATCGATGCCGATACATTATGGATTTTGGCAGCCTCAACATCCTATCTATCCATCTCTATTTATTGTTCCAAGCATTGAGAAGTTTGTGACAATCAGTGATGCGGCTTATCAGAGGGAGCTTATGATAAAAGTAACTTACTATTTATCTGCTCAAAATGCAAACGATATTTATAGGCTCTCAGAAGACGCCCTCATAGCAATACAGAGATCAGTTGACATTGATTTATACTTCAACAACGGTAGTGTGAATCTATGCGGGAAATATGGGTTAGTTCAAACAGAGATATTACCAGAGGTCAATAATAAGGCTATTGTTTCAGCAGTCTATCATTTTAAATATTTAGAGACCAAATTTATTGGGTAAAAACCGTAGGGGCGAACCTATGTATTTGCCCTTTTGATATACAGACAGGGCAGACACATAGGTAGCCCCTACGTTTGGTCAACAAGGAGATTAAAACATGAATAACATTTCGCCATCAATCAACACAAACAACATCACCTTAGGAAAGGGTGAGTCATTTTTAGGTGTTAACCGTAATTCATACCTGCCTTTCGGATTGCTTAAAACTGGGCAGTTGAATATCAAGGCAGTCACACAGATACTCAAGGACAGCACATCTGGGATTAACGTCCCTGCCTTTATAGCGCCAATCGGTTCAGAGGCAACAGCAAAGATAACGGTTGCGGAGGTATCATTAGTCAATCTACAGAAATTTATGCTTGCATCTACTCCAGCGGCTGCAGCTCAGGCTGGCGGAGTAACGGCAGCACAATTAGTGACCGCTAAACTCGGGGCATTAATACAATTGCAGGCAGCAGGGGGGATTGCGCAATATAAAATATCAACTGCAACAAAACCAGTAATAGCATCAACTGGCGGATCACCAATCACATACACAGAGGGGACTGACTATACTGTCAATTATGACAGAGGTCTGATAAAAATTCTACCAACTGGCACAATCACTGACGGAGAGGCTTTGACAATTGGTTTTACATCTGTGGCTTATACTAACCAGACAATACTATCACATACGCAGGCAGTATTTCAAGGGCATTTCATGTTCATCGGAAATGTGCCGTATGGTTCAATGCTGAATTTATATGGCTATTGTTTTATCACTCCAAACGGTTCGCTGAACTTTGCAGATACTGATTCAAACCCAATAGAAATGGCATTTGATTTAACCTTTATACCAAACACAGCATACCCGACAGGGTCATTAGTAATTGCGGATATGATTGCGGATGGAGTTTAA